CTTACAGTTTCAGATACGTTTTCACGCGGCAAACTGGATACAAGTCCAATCAGCCATTCTTTCATTTCATCGAGGTAACTATTTGGGATTGGAGATTTCACAGCTTGCGAATTGCCCTTTCAGCCGCTGCAATAACGTTCCCGATCGCCTTTTTTTGTTCTTCATTCAGTATCGGTTCTATTAGTTTTTCAGTTCCGACCATCCCGAGTTTTGCGGCAATCCGTGGAGAAACCCGGCTCCCAAAATCAACATTATTAGATTGAATAGCTTTTATAATCTCACCGAAAGCCGCTTTTACAATGCGTTTCTCTATAAGATTTTCAAGATCCTTTTCAATATCAAGTTTTTTGGAAATGATATCTGCATATATCTTTTCTTCCTGGATCGTTGTCGGTGTTTCATTGATCCAGTTGAAGTCTTCCGGGTTTTTAATAGATCTGCGATATGTTTCCCGCTTTTCGGCGTTGTCCTTTGCTGATTGTTTTTCTTTGAGATAACTTTTCCAATCAGGATGATCGGTATCGACTTTGCCGGTTTTTGTGAAAAATGAGCGGGTATTTTTCAGCTTGCTTATGGCGGCCCTTGACACTCCTGCCAGTTCAGCCGCCGCGTTCTGCGATATTATAGAGTCTTTACTTTTCATAAATTTCAACAAAAATCACGATTTTTGTAAACGTCAACTATACTAAACATTTGTGAGTACGAAACGTCGGCGCGCGAGACGCACC